CCTGTCTTCTGTCGTTTCATTTGTGCTTATATATAGGAGTTGGAACACGTTAACCTTCTGATACTTATGCCAATTTATAGTCAGTAATATTCCCAGTTGGTTCGTGCATGGAAAGTCCAATACTACGTGATGGCAAGGGAGCTGTCTAGTAACCTCCCATGGAGGAAATATTATATATATATAAAAGTGTCAAGCCATGGGACCCTAGCAGAATTTAAAAGTGAGCCTGCATTGATCTAAAATAACACACGTTGGGGATGTAAATAACTACATTCCCGACGCTAGGCCAAATGGTCCATACTCTGTTATTCAGAAACTTTTACCTATCGAACTTAATTTTATTATAAGTAATTAGTAAGTCACTTTGTTGACGTTTGGAGGTCTATCGTATATTTAAAAATAATCGGATATAGTAATTTTATTCTTATAACCCTCAGGTTTTTCGCTACTGCTTCGTAGTAGTTACGTTTTTTCTACCATAAAAGGAATATCTCTATCTTAGGTGTAATAGCCTTTGACGAGACGCCGCCCCACGACCATCTGGAGTATGTTTGTAAGGATGATAGGGTGAAGAAATATAGCAGTTCAATACTAGGGACGATGAACACACCCAAAATCGACTATAGAAAAATCGTAATAGATAAAGACTTAGTTCGTGAGGAGTGGTGCAAGAAACACAAGCAAGAGACGCGTGAAGACATCAGAACGCGCCGCAGCGAATTTTTCATGGAGAAATGGAATGAGTCCTTTCCAGGCTATGATTATATAAACTACGTTGCTTTACTAGAACTGGCTAACAGATCTGATAAAGTTGGACGATGGTTTGCTGAAAAAGATGCTGAGTTTAATGCTTCATTAACCTTTCCTGAATGGGCGTCAAGAGGCCTTGACGAGGATAAAACGGTAAGACTGCAAGACACTTTCCGTGCTATCAATGACGCTAACAGATCTTCAGCAGAGCTGAAGCGCAAATTATCCGTTAAAGTGAAGGAAATGGTGAAAGACATAGATTCAGATCATAATAATAAGCTCGCTAAAGCGTTTAATGGTGACGAGAAGGCGTTTATTCTTACGTTTCCCAAGAACCAGTTGCCTGTTCATTTGATGCTCTCCGTAGTACAGTTCAGTGATGAATTCAAAAAGTGGAAAGAAGAAAATCCTTCTAGTCCTCTTGGCGAAAGAGTTACTCCTTCAGACTACGAAGCCAACCTCCTTGATGCTTTCCGCAGAGAGATGTGGGAACTTCATATGGAAGGCGGAGACATCAAAGAGTTTCTGGCTAAACTAGGAGTGGATTTTTACATTCCGA